ACTATAATTTTATCTAAAACATTTCTAAAAACAGTTGATGTAAATTTATGGCTACCTTTAGATACACCAGTGATATTAATAATGTTTGTACCCGCCACAGCGTCTTCAAAGGTGTTTGTGAGACTAATTTGAGTATCACTAACTTTATTCACAAAATAGATAGATTTATCAACAAGACCACCTACAACAGCATCTAATGTTGATTTTTCATAGACAACTGATTCACCATCAAAGAATAAATGATCAGAAGAAAAAGTAATTCTATCATTACCAATATTAACATCATCTTTAGCGTTAAACAGTCTAGAATTTCTAGTAGCCTTTAGTCTAGCACTTGCAGTTGCACCTTGACCATTACCACCTGTTATCACTACATTTGGTACAGTCTTTATATCATAACCACCAGATATAACTTCTATACCTTTAAAGTCAGCTTCAATAACAGCATAAGCAGTTGCACCTGTTCCAACATTATCAGATATATGTATATTAGGAGGTGTAATTAAATCATAACCACTTCCACCACTCTCTACATCAATATGATTTATTCTTCCAAAATGAACACTATCACCAGACTGATTTGATAAAATTTCAACACCATTTAAAAACATTCCAACTGGTTCATTCTGTAATGATCTATCAACGTCACTTGGCTCTGGTGTTACAGGAAACTTTCTTAAGAAGTTTTGATGTTTAACATTTTTTCCAGCTAAATCACTAGGAACTAATTCATGTGTAGTTGTACTACCAATTCCAACAATAGAAATTACTTTATCAGCAGCTACATCAGGAACACTTCGTGATAACTGAATAACATCATCACTGACCTTTTTAACCGCATATATTGATCCAGTATCTAATCCAACTACTCTATTTGCATCAAATGTTAATGTTGTATCTGCAGGGGAATATCTAACCAATTCGCCATTAATAAAGTTATGACCTACAATTGTAATATTATCTGTAACACCATCAACATTTGAATTAAATTCAGGAGCTGATGACGTAAATGTTTTACTTCTATTGGTTGCAACTATTTCATAACTTGGTAAAGATCCAGCAGTAACATAAACCTCAGTATTATCTCTAGAGATATATGTGTTTTGCACATCTGCAACAAACTTTTCTACTCCTAATTGATTATTAGTGCTTTTCGCAAAATTTAATTGTCTTTGAACTTTGTAAAGTTTGGAGGTATCAAATTGACCTGAAGTTATAACTAATCTAAATTCTTTATCATTATAAACATCAAGAACTGTACCAGAAATATTATCAGGAGTTTGATCATCTCCAGTTATGTCAAGTAAAACTACAGAATCATCAATACTTAAAAGGTGTGGAGCTGCGGTTGTAACTACATTACTATTAGAATTAACTTTAGATGTATTAGTTGCAATATCTCTAGCAACATCAGTTTTTGTTTTTATATTATCTACCCAGCTGTTTAAGTTATAATTTGATGAATCAGATACTTTTCCAAGTTGTCTTGGCACAATAACATCATCAGCTTTTAAGAATCCAACATCACTTAAATCAGCACTACTAGCTACGTTTGTTAATCTGAAATAAACTGGTTTGTTTACATCTCCATTTTCATATGCAAATACTGTTTTAGATGATCTTATAAAGTCGCTATCAGTATAACTTGATGATATTCCAGAAACTCCAAAGAATTGTGTAGAAGATTTACTTGTATAAGTTGCAATACCAACTGTTAAACCAGCTCCAACATACACAACTCCATCTTCTGGGAATCCAAGTGTAGAATCAACTGTAATAACTGTTGTTCCTATTGATACAGGATTAACTAATGATGATGATCCTGTTGGTTCAAATGTTCCAACTATTGATCCTTTACTTAAACTGATTATATAATAGTTTCTACCTTCTCTTGGAAAGTACTGAACATTAAAAATAGATCCACTTGTAGCTGTATTATCAGTCTGAAATAACGTCTGGCCAACTACGTTGTCAGCATTTCCACTAAGACGTTCTACAATTAAATCATTAGTCTTTACATAGTCAGCATCTGATGGTGCAAATAGATATTCTATTGGTTTTATAACTTCAGCACGACTATCAAATAAGACACCGAAAAGAATCTTTATGGCTTCATCAGTTCCTTTTGATGCATAAAAATCTTTTGCTTGACGTAGAAAATTAGCTTTATCTACTTTTGCATGTAAATTTCTATCTTGAAATCCAGGCATAAACAATTCTTTTGTTTTTTCCCAGAATTCCTGTAAAAATAAATTACTTAAATTAACAACTTTAGATGTATTCTCATGTTTACTTGCATTTGATGTTGAAAATACTAGAGACTCAGGATTAGTTGGTGACTTTAAATTATCAACACCAGAGAATCCTCTTACACATCCAGTAAATGATGTAGATGTAATACCTGTATATGTAATAATTTCATCATCAATTTTCAACAATCCATAATCATCAGGCCAACCATCAGTTGAACTTACATTGATTGTTGCATCATATGAATTTACAAGACTCGTACATGTTGTAAATCCAATTAAATTATAATTTTCTGAATATGTGTCAGCCTTCTGATAATCATTAAAGTTAGTAATAATATCAATTGACTTACCTTTACTCTCTTCACTAATGTAATATTGTTTTAAAAAATCAACAAACAAAGGATTATCTTCGGCTACAAAAGAAGGTACTTGACTTCTGACAAGTTTATTAATCTGAACCTTCTTGGCTGCGGTGTCTATACCCATTATTGATTAATTTAGTAACTAGATGAGGATGATGATGAAGTTGATGTAGTTGTTGATGATGTAGTTGTCGTTGTCGTTGATATAGTTGATGTATCTGTTATGGCAACACCACGAACTTTAGATCCATTTGTGAAACTTGATGTTGAAACGTAATTAGCACCTGATGTATCAGCACCAGTAGAAATTATATCTGCAACACAACTTATATTACTATGTGAGATTGATAGTTGTAAATAAAGGTCTTTTAGTCCAATTACATCATTGGAATCAGGTATGGCCTCAATTTCAACAACGTTATCTGACTTAATAGTTGAAAGTATACGTATTGTATCTATAAGAATTTCACCGATGTCATATTTGACAGTCCCTGCATTATTATTGACAATTTGAACCTCTCCTGTATTATTAAGTCTAAAAATAATCAACCTACCAGTCTTATCATCGATATATGTGTCTGTAAAGTAACAAACACCACGAATTCCGTCTACAGTAAATCCAGTAGACTTTATGTTGTAGCCTTTGTTGCGATTATGAAATTTATTTCCGAAACACAATTCATATTGTGCAAAGTTAGCTGTATCAACATCTAAATTACGTCTAATGATCACTTTTGTGATATTTGATGTTACTGCAGAACTACTATCATCAATTATGTTCAAAACTTTACTATATTTGAATCTACTACCAAAAGAATTCAAATCTGATGAATTTGCGTAAGTTTCAAGAGAGTTTCTGATCGAAGTTTTCAAATTATTCACATTTGCAACAGCATTTGTGTTATAATAGACTGTAGAATCAACTTCTACATACAAATATTTCAAATCTACAAATTCTTGACGAATTCCAGCTACAGAATACCTTTTTAACTTGTCTAAAAGTTCTCTTTTGTCAAAATCCGAGATAAATCTACCATTTTTGGGTTTTATTGATAAAAATACCTTTCCATATTGAGGTGGACTTGAATCTTCACCTCCATAAGCAGTTACACTCTCTGCATTTGGGAAAATTGTTGGAATTATTGATTCATAATCGTTAGCTGTGACTGCACGATGTTGTGCCGAGTAAACTCTGGTCGATAAATTACGAATTGTGTCAATACTTTCGACTTCGGCACCATTTGAAGACCTTTGATTTACAATTACATCAGAAATTCCACTTGTAATGAGTCCTCCATCGTTATCAACGAGTTTTCCAGAGAAAGAGAAGTTAGAAACACCGTTTCCACCGACTCCATCGGTCACAATGTATGTTGAATTGATGACATTTCCGTTACTTAGCTTCTTTCCAAGCACTCCATCACCAAAAAGTAACTCATATTTCTCATCTTGTATCTCTTGTATCAAAAATGTCTCAGAATGAGTACTGATTCCAACAATATTATCAATTTGTGAGTAAGTTTTCCTTGAAGATGACGTTAAAGTGTCTCTCACTTGCACTTTTAACGTTGATGTATCGACATATGGGTTAGGAATTATGAATTTCTGGTTAGGTTGAGAGGTATCTACTACAAATTCGTTGGTTACAAACGTTCCTTGTTTGATATCTATGGTAAATTCAGCGAATCCATCGGTTACAGGTGATGTAATATCCTCTGGAGTACAAAAAGTATAGTTAGTATTTGCAAAATCACCTAATGCAACCAAGCCAGACTTGAGTGTGACACTTGACTTAGTGGTTCCAGACCCTAAATCAACTGTAAAACTGACATTTGCAGTTGCAGCTCGTCTTGAAGAGGGTACATAACCTACATTTCTTGCTAAAGCTACTACATTTTCACGTAAAGTTGCACTATCAATGAATGATTCGTTAGCAACCATGTTGGTATTATAGGCTGTAACGTAGGTATTGTATGCTAAAGTGTCTATTAGAACTGATAAATTGGATCCTTCAAAGTCAAAATCAGTAAAATTAGAGTTGGCACGCAGATATTCACGCAAAGAAACCTTAATTTCTTCAAAGTCGAGGTTTGTATATTGTGTAAACGCCATTATACTCTAGTTGGTTGTAGGATAAATGTTATTTCTTGGGGAGTTGCCTCTTGGCCGATGATATCATAACTCACTGTAACTTCTAAATCGTTCGTATCGTTAGGATGATTGACAATTACATCCGTAAGATTGACTCTAGGTTCAAAATTTAGTATTGAGTTCTCAATTTGTGCTTTTAAAGTAGCTCTTACATTATTATCTGGTAGTTCAAAAAGACTCTCTCTTATATGAGAGCCTATCAGAGGGTTAAAAAACCTCTCTTCATTTATTGTTTCAACTAAATTGCGAACAGATCTCTTAATTGCATCCTCATTTGTAAGTGCAAGTATATCATTCGTCACAGGATGTCTCTTAAAAGATAGAGAAATATCCTTAAAACGTCTGGATTGTTTTTGTCTTATAACTGGCATCTACTCCTGATGCAATTTACTCAATATATTTATACTACTTTGTAAAATGTGTATTTCAAGACAAGTTCTTCAATGGGGTCTATGTCTCTAATTGTGCGAATATAGTACTTATTTCCTACCAAATACTTCTCACAGTTAGGATTCTCACTGTGATTTATGAATCCACCAAGTGGAGTGCGATATATTTCTTCATCAACTATGATATGTGACATACCAAGTTCAGTACCAGCTGGGATAGTATCCATCGTAAAGATACCTTGACCTGCAATGAGACTATTCAAGATATACAATCCCTTTGGAAGTGCTTGATATGGAGTCACGTTTTTCATTTCTTTGGATAATATTGGAAACCTTTTGTTACTTCATCAAGTTCAGAAATTCTAAATGTAATCATTTTATCCCAAGGAGTACCATCTTGGTCTAAAAGGACAGCAGCCTTTTTACCTTGTATTCTCTGAACGCATCCAACATACCCTCTGTATATTGAATTCTCATCATTCACTTTAACTGTAGAGCCTGGTAGAATCATTTTCTTTTTCTCCTTCTTTTCCTTTTCTTGTATTCACCGAGCCCTAACAATCTCATAGGTGGTCGAATCAAAAAGTGTTCAATCGCAAAGATACCGAACATTACTAATAGGAAACCTGTCATCCCAATCAGGACTACAGGTTCTAATATTTTTTCTAAGGTCTTATTCATTTTTTAAGTCGATCATTTACCTTGTCCTCGATATCTCTTTTTTGCTTTATTTCGAGAAGTTGCGCTGAACTTCGAGTGTTTACCGAGTCCTTGCCGAGATTTTTTGGGTGTTGCGTCTACAAAACTATTGCCCGTTAATGATTGCTTCATTTTCGCCATTGTTTAACTCCATTGTAA